AGCCAGTGGCAAGCCTTCGTGGTTGATTAATAGACGCACGTCGGGCGTCTCGCTCAGCGTCTTGCGAAAGGCGCCAGGAGCGATGGTTTCAATGAATGGCAGTGGCACACTTGGGTCGTTGAAGACTGCAGCGTAACCAGACAAGCGCATTTTGCCATCGTCCTCTTGGCGTGTTTCGACGTTGCGCACTGTGTAGGTGCGGCGTTCAATCTTTTTCATGATTCTCCTAGAGTCTGCTTCGGCGTTCAAAGCATCGATTTTGCGTTGCGCCCAGTCTTGTGTTCTGCTTGAGAAGTTGCCGTCTCCACCCCATAAAAGCCACGCAACCAAACCAGCGCCTGGATAGCCTGGGTCAGATGAGTCTTTGTTTGAGGGTGCTTGGCCATCGACTTGATGCCGAGCAAACCACGGTGCCATCTTTCGCACTTTGGCTTCTGAGACGTTCCCAGCTGCCATGTCTCTTGCCGCTGAGATAGTGGCTGGCACTAACCCATCGCCCCCAAGACCTTCTTCATAGTAGGCCAACCCGCGTTTTGCGTTCTCGCGAATAAAAGTCGGCACTGTCAAATCAACAGCACGAACTTCGCCGCCTGGTTCCATGTCCTCTGCGATAGAAGCGGCAACCATTTGGTCAACCGCGCCTTGCTTAGTATCATGGCAACCGATTGTGGTGTAGCCGCCGTCCGATTCTTGTTTAACTGTCGCCCAACCCGAGCAATCACTCTGCTTGTCTGAGATGAAATAGGGCACTACTTGACCTCATAAACCGAAGCTGGGTCAGCTGGGTCAATCGTTGAGACCTGTTGCAACTGACCTGTTGGAACACCAGTGTGGCCCATCGGCGGCAAGCCCACGGCCTCAAGGACCGCCTTTGGCTCAAACCCGACTTGGATTAAGTTGGTAGCGATTTCAGTTCGAAGCTTCATGCCGACATCTTTCGCATCTGCGATATCGATGTTCTGCAATGGAACTCTGTACTGGTCGCCCTCTGGAATCGGTGACATGTCCTCATAGGAGTGCACGTCGTTGACTGAGAGAAATCCCTCATTCAGACCCTTGGTGTAAGCCTCGTAGCGCTCGAGTGTTGTGCCGCGAAGCAGAGCGTCAAGGTTGAACTTGATAAAGCCGTCGGACTCTGGTAAAAGTGGTGAGAGTGCCTGCTCTAGGCGCTCCAGTAATGGACGCAGCGAGTGTTGCACGAAAGACAAGTTCTGGGCCTCAACGGAAGCAAAAGACATGGCTCCAGCGACTGGGTGGCCAAGGAGTGAGATTGGAACGCGGAAAAGGCGAGCGATTTCTTCGACTCCAAAGCGGCGCACCTCAAGAAGCTGGGCGTCGGCGGCATTTAGTGTGAGCGGCTTAAAAGTAGCGCCACCAGTTAAAATGCCAAGCTTGCCAGCACGGTACGGGCCAGTGTGCGACAGGTTCCAGTTGCGTGCGATGTCGGATATCTGCTCTTCAGTCAGCTCGCCCATGGCCTCAATAACGCCACCTGGATTAGCCGCGTTGCCGAAATAACTGGCGGCGTAGACTTCAGCCGCCATGGCAGAGCCCAAAGTGATGCGAGCGGCGCCAATCGGACCAAGTCCAAGCAGTTGCCCAGGCAGCCTGAACATCGGGATGTGCAACATCTCGCGCTTGGTCAAAATCATGACTTTGGTAGCAGCGTCAATCGGTTGAACGTTGTCATAAAAGCCGTTTTGCGCGCTCTGGCTGTTTTGTCCAACGGTCACTTCGTAGGTGACCTCGTCCATTGCGGACTTGCGCCTGATTCGAACGTTGAGCGGGTTGATGCAGTAAAGCTCAACCACGTCACCGATTTCGTCGCGCACGGTTAGAACAAAAGCGTTGCCGTGAAGGTTCAAAGAGGCGATGACTTGCTCGTAGAACTCTAGGCGTGTAGAGTCTGGGTTCGGGTTGTTGACCCAGTTCGGCTGCGAGCCATAGATGGCTGCGTATGGGATTCTATTGCGCCCGCGACGCACGTAGGCGCTGAGTGGTAAAGAGCTAATCGTATCGCCAAGTAGGCGAACACAAGCATAAACGGTGGACATGCGAACCGCGGTGTCAGCATTGACATCAACACCAGCTGGTGTTGAGTAGGCTGGGCGGCCAGGTAGTATTGGCTCAACGAATTGATTGCCAGCACGCTGCTCACTAGCCTTACGCAGTCTGTTCGATAAGCTCATTTAGTGGCCTTTTCTGTCTCTAGTTGGTACCAGCCGTCGTCCCAAAGGGTCAACAACCGCTTGAAATAGCGCTCGTACTGTACGCCGACTGCTTCGAGTGAATACTTCTCAATCGCTTGCTTTCGGATAGCTGCACGGTCTAAGGATTTCACGTCCTCTGCTGCTTGCATGAACTCTGCCAGCGTGTGGCATCTGTAGCCAGTCACGCCGTTGATATTGGTCTCAGTAAAAGCGCCCCAGTCGGTCGTGATTGTTGGAGTGCCGCAAGTCTGAGCTTCAACCACGATGTTGCCAAATGGCTCAACGTAGATTGTTGGTGCGAACAGCGCAATGGCGCCGCCCATCAGCTCTGCCCGCTTTTCGGGGCCAACGTTGCCGACAAACTCGCCGTACCCGCCGTTGGGCTGCCCAGGGCCCGCGATTATGAGCCTCTTGCCGAGGCGCTGGCAGACCTCTTGCGCGATGTTGTAGCCTTTTCGCTCAATGAGTCTGCCGATATAAAAGTAGTAATCTCCTTCGCCGTAACCCATCGGGAACATTTCAGGTTCAAGGTACCCAGGTATTACAACGTCGAAAAAGTTGCCGTCTGCAGTTGTCGGATTTTTCCAACCTGCGTAGATTGAATGCATCCAAGCGTAGGACTCAAAAACGCGGAACTTTGAAAAGACGCCGCCGTAACCAACGCCAAACTCCACCGAGGTGTGAGCGGGGTACGCGTCGGCGATTGGCTGGTGTGCAGAGCCGCCAATCAAACAGATGAAGTCTTTTTGCTCTAGCCGTTTGCCCATTTCGCGAATCACGTTTGTGTTAAAAACCTGCCAATGCGGCAGACTCGTATCAAACGAGGCGGTGGTGTAATGACCGCCCACAACTGCTGCAGCTCGCTGCTTTTCGTTGATGCAGACCACGTGCTCTGTCACTGGTGCTTCGTTTTCCTCACCAGCGTAGAGAACGACTTCGTGCCCGAGGTCTGTCATCATGATGCAAAAGCGGCGCACCTTCTCTGTATAGGCGCAAGTCGCAAAGTCTTTGGTCACTTGTGTGTGTGGCAGTTCTACAACATGAAATCTCATTTGATGCGCTCAATGAAAGAGCCAAAATCGCCACTGAACTTCAACTGCCCAACGTGATTGCAGGTTTTAGTAGGGTCAATAAAAACACCAAAACCGAGGGAGCGAAGCCTTTGACAGGCCAATACGTCTTCTGAGATGATGTCGCCATCTTGAATGCGAACTTCAAAGGCCCAGCGCTTGTCTTGGCCGTTGTGCGTATACGGTTCTGATGCGTTCCACAAAGCTCTTATAGCGTCTTTGCTCATGTACAAGAATCCAGTACCGACAGACTCAACTTCAATAAACCCGCGGTCGTCTTTGACTAGAGCCTCCAACTTGCACTTGACGTTGTACGATTCTTCGGTCGCAGATTTCTTAATCACTGGCAGGCCAAGGACATCAACACCAGCTGTAACGACATCTAGCGCCCATTGCGGGTGCCACTCAATGTCGGCGTCTATCCAAAGCACACCGTCAAAATCTTGCTCTACTGCAATTGCAAGCAAATCGTTACGACTGCGCTGCACCAAAGCATCATAGGACATAAAAACTGGGTGAAACAGCAACTCTTGTTGCAAACCGACTAGCGTTGTGTGGTGCAGTGCGTTTGCGTACCAAACGTCTACTTTCCCGTCATAAGACGGTGTTGCGATTAGTATGTTTTTCATGACTCCCCCGAGCTCTATTAGTTAAGCGAATCCACATCAAAGTCATCAACCTTTGTCTCTGTGACAGGTTGAACGATTTGTGTTGACTCGTACTGTGAATCATAAACAAGGTCAAGGTGTGCGGTGTTTGCTAGTTCTAGCAGTTCTGACTTTGTGAACTGGCCAGGTGCCTTTGCTGCCTCAACATCGGCTTGCTTGTTGAACTTTGACACATAATCATTGAGGCAGTATTCAACCTCAATCTCCCACTTTATTACCTTGCCATCTAAATCAACGGTTGGAACCGCCTTTGTCAGTGTCTTTGCTGCCTGATCTGCATACGGTGTTGCCATTAGTTAATCTTGCTTTCTAGTTCGGTGACCTTTGCGGATAGTTCTTGAATTTCCTTGACCAATATAGGGATTATTCTACCCTGAGTTGCTTCTAGTTTTTCTGGATTATCGCGGTATGTCAGTTGTAGGTACTCAGCAAGTTCTGCCTCATCCTCTGTTGCCATAAGTTCTTGGGCAATAAAGCCTGTGTCCTTGATGCCAACCTTGCCACCGTCACGCATATTCCAAGTAAATGTTACTGGATTTAATTTGTTGATAAAGTCCAAACCAACTGGGATTGACTCAACATCTGTCTTATCACGTGCATCTGATAGTGCGGTGATTGAGGTGACTTGTGCGCGAATTGTTGCAATAGATGAGTTTCCTAGAGTAATAACATTTGATGCTGTGGCAGATGAACCAACTGATAGATAGCCAATA